ATTATTCCAGCTTCAACAGCTTTAATACCAAAGTTTCTAAGAGAAACATTATCATCTTTAGCTAATTCTAAAAATAGCTCAGGATTTTTTCTAGAAAATATTAACAAATCTCTTTTTAATTCTTTAGAGCTCATTTTAGATACAGCAGATCCTTTTTCTACTCGCATTATTGCCTCTGCTAAATCAATATCCATTTGCCTAGCCATTAGTATAGCGTCTGCTTCCATTTCTAATCTATCTATTTGAAGCTTAGCAATTTCAACTGGCTTGTGTTCAAAATAAATTTTATCTCTGTCTGGATGGTATAAAGATAATAATTTTTGTAGTACAGTTTTTTCTTTTGGTACAAAAAGACTACCTGATCTAAATATCACGTGAGCTAATCTTTGATCACCTTTCATTTCATCTACAAAAGGAGTTCTTTGATTAATAGTATGCTTTAGCTCTCTTTCATATCCTTTTTCTTCATCAAAATAATAAATATTAGCTGATCTTAAACTTCTTGAAACAGGCTTTTGTCTACCTTTTAAATAATATAATCTATCTTTTACTTCCCAAGTGTTTTTTGGTTTAGCTTTTACTTCAGGAGCTTTTACCTTAGGTTGCTCATCAACCATTACTTTTTCAACTATAGGTTCTTCAACATTAGTTGTTTCTTTTTTCTTTGCCATAATATAATATATAATATAATTAATAAAAATATAAGGGCGATACTAGACCGCCCTTATAAATAAATAGTCTTACTTCATTAACATAAAGTTGTTCGCACCTTGAGTGATCAAACATCTTTCAGTTAGCATGTGCATTTGCATTGCATCTAACGCAGATGTAGCAGCGCCTACTGAACCAGTGACCCAAGACTTCATTCTTCGGTCATCAGTTTGAGAAGCTCTATATCTAACATGTAAGAATGGTCTAGAGATATTTTTACCCATAGATTGATCATACACAGTAGATGTACCAGCTGGAATCATAACGCCACGAATAGCAGCAGATCCTGCGATTCTGTTTATTTCCCCTCTAGTAGCTTTATCATTTAAGTATCTGAAATCAGATTTGTAGAAGTCATAAGAACCTCTTCTAAATCCTGAGAAACCTAAATTTAATGCCATATCTTCGTCGTTGTCAAATACTCCATAAGAAGTACCTCCAGCTCCGTAAGAATTCATTGAAGCAAGCATATCGTCCATTGCTAAACTAGTAGAACGATTAACAAACATCATGTATTCTTCAATAGCACCTTGTTTGTCAAATTCAGCAAGTATAGCATCAAACTCAGCTAAGTCAGTAGCAGCATTAACACCAGTAACGCCAGATGTTAAGTTACCTCTTTGCTCAATAGCATCAAATAAACCTTGAGTACCTGTTTTAACAGCACCATTAGCACTGAAAGCATCTTCAGTTAAATCCTCAACAGTAATAGTACCACTTACTGATCCATCATCAGTAATACCACCAGTTTTAGCTTCTAACATAGCCATTTCTATGTAATCAGTAAATCTAGCTCTTGTGTCAGCTTCTGCTTTTAAATACCAAAGATATCCACTTTGACCCATTTCAGTAGAAACTTCTACCCAACCAATTCTAGAAGCGTCTGATCCAGATACCTCGTAGTAATCTTTCATTATAATTGGTTTATTTGTAAAAGACTTGAATTTAGGTTCATTAGCACCTCTTGAGTCAGCAGTTGCTGTAGCAGTCGCTACGTCAGCAGCTAAAGAGTAAGCAGTTCCTTTTTGAAATTCAGAACCGTATACTAATATAGTGATAGCGTCAGCATCTTCAAATCCAGCAGCATCTAAAGAAGCTACTCCATAAGGAGCTACTTCAACAGCAGCAGAAGCAGCAATAGCTTCAGTAACTAAACATTTTACTACACCAGCAGAGCCAGCAATAATAACAGTATCGTTAACACGAATACCATGAGTAGTTGTTAAGTCATTTCCATCAATATCTTTAGCAATAGCTATAAGACCACCTGATACTACAGTACCACCAGCTTTTGTTGTTACAGTACCAGTGTAAGATAAATGTAATCTACCTTGCTCTGACCAAACTACTTGATCAGCTGTCATAGCTTCTTCTGCTCCTACTTGAGCTAAGAAACCAGAAATTGTTCGAGGTCCAAAAACCTCAGCTTCTCTTTCCATCAAATCTGGAACGTATTGTTGTGCCCAACCTTGATTAGCTGTAGAGGCTAAATCAAGATAATTTGACGAAAGAGCTGTTTGTTGTGAAGCGGGTACGCTATTCAACAAACCTCCATTTGTAATTGCCATAATTTATTATTTTTTAAGTTAATTTTTCTTTTTACTTCTAATTTTAAAAGATCTATTTTTAATATCAGAAGAAGTTTGACCTAAAACTCTATATTTAACGCCCCCAACGTTAGTTTCGCCGTGCGTTTTTCTAGGTTCTAAATTAATATTTTTATCTTTAGCAACTTGACCTTTTATTGCGTCCGCTTTACCTTGCTCATAAAAATGCTTGGCAATAGTATCGGCGTTCATAGCTGTATATAAAGATTTGTGATAACCTGCCGTATCATTAATAGTTGATTTATCTTCACCAACAAACTTGTTAATGAAATTATTAATATCACTTTGAGTTGCCTTTACTTTATCTACATCTTTAACATTAAACCGATATTTTTTATCTCCAACATTATATTCAAAACCTTTGAAATTCTGTCCAAAGAAACTATCAGTTTTATTTAAAAAAGTTCTTTTGCTTTTTTTATTTAACTCCTCCTGTTTTTTAGAATCTTCATTGTATTTATTGTAGAAATTAACTGCTTCTTGCTGTTCAGTTGTTAACCTAGAGCCAGCTTTAATTTCTTCATAGTATTTAGACTTTTGCCCGTCTAAGTAGGCTTTAGCCTCGGCAACTTGCTCTTTGAGGGCTATTTTCTTTTTTCGTATATCTTTTGGATCTTCAGTTTCTTCATCAAAACCAAAAGTATCTTCTAATAAAAAGTTTCTTTCTTCAGCTGATAGATGAGATTTAGTTGTTCTATAATACTCATCTAAAACATCAGAGTCATCTAATTTAGAAACGTCTCTATTTAAATTTACGTAGTCTTGTATATTACCTCCTGTTTCATCTATAAAATCTACAAGTTTTTGTACATTTTCTGGTAGAGGCTTTCCAGTAGCTACAGCTTCTTCAATAGCTTCTTCTACAGCCTCTTGAACTTCTTCTACTTTTTCTTCTTCAGTAACCTCTTCCATTACTGGTTGTTCAATTACTTCTTCAGTTACTTTTATTTCTTCTACGTTTTCTTTTTCTTCTTTAGCAACTTCTTTTTCTTGGCTTGGCTCAAGAACTGGCGCATCTAAATCTATTTTAATGATATCTGGATTACCAGCGCTTTCAAACTTAGATTCATCTATTGCTTGTTCTATAACCTCTTCCATAGGTTGCTCATTGTTTTGTTCAGTTATTTCTTCAATAACTTCTTTGTTTTCTTCTGCCATAATAAAATTTTATAAAATATTAAAAATTAGAGACCGTATCTTTCCATACTAGCGTCCCCCGTAAGTATATCATTACCTGACGATTCAAACTTATTAAGTGAATCACCCCCTTTTCTTTGCTCTATCATCTCTTTTTGACGATCAGCTTGCATATTAACTCTTTGATCTTTTCTGTCTTCTCTTTTTTGTTCTATTTGAGTATTAGTTTGTTGTTTAGAGCCTTCTAGTTTAGTATTTAAATCAAACTCAAACTGCATTAATTCTTTTTTCAATTGAACCTCTTGTTGCAGGTATTGTATTTTTAATTGACTTCTAGTTTGTTCTAGTTGCGCTTCAGCCTGCGTTTTAGCTTGCTGTTTTTGTACTTCAGCTTGTGCCGCCGCTTGAGCTTGTTGTTGTTGTGCTTGAGATTGAGCTTGTATATTTTCTTGTTGCATTTGCTGATCTCTTGCCATTTTAGTCTTTCTTTTTACTTTCAATAACTGATTAGCTAACTTTACATTTCTTACGTTACGTAAATCAATAGCATCATCTAAATCAATTGATTGTTGTTGTAATGCTGCTTGTATATTATTTTCAAGTAATTGTTTTTCTTCTTCGTCTGGCGTTAATTCTATAAATATACCAAAGTCATAAAGATGTAAGTTTTCCATTTCTTCAAGTGTAGCAACGTTATGAGCACCTAAAGCTCTTATAAAAGCTTGCTTAGTTGGAGAGTATTCTATTATATCCGCTATACGTAAAGAAAGACACTCAGCTACTTCAGCTGTTATATATAACATTGATTGTAATATATGTCTAGTTGCTGTGTTAGAGTTTGCCGCAGCTAGTTTTTGTACACCAACTAAAGCGTCTCTATCTGGAGTACTAGCGTCTCTAGCTTCATTTAACCCAGTCACATCTCTTATCATTTGTAAATAATAGTTGTAAGTAGTTATTAAACTTTGTAATTTACCACCATTTACACCGTTGTTTATTTGTTGTATTGGAACCTTGCCAGGATTCATATCTCCTTCTGAAGTAAAACTTCTACCTATAACAGAACCTGTTTGGAAAAACATGTTTAAAGCTTCTTGCGGATTATAATTTGTTCCGTTACCTAAATCTATTTCAGCTAAACCATCAGCGTCTAAGTAAACACCGTCTGGCACCATACGAGCCATAACTTGTTGTAGTTTTAAATGTGTTAACTGAATCATGTCGGCAAAGCTAGTTATTCTACCAACTAAGCTTTCTATTCTTCCTTCGTACATTCTAGGAGCTACTATTTGATAATTCATTTTTACACTAGAAAAATCAGAATCGGAACGCATCATATTAGGGCACATTCTCCACTTTAATACTTTATCGGCTCCAATAATATAAACACCTTCGTATAATACTTCAACTACTCTTTCTAGCTTGCTAAAGTCGCCATCCATATTTTCTACAGGTGGATTAAAAGTATCATCTTTTTCAATAACTTTTTCTCCTCCAGCAGCGGTTGATTTTAATTTGTAAACATCATTCATATGTGTTTTATAATTAAAATATAAAACTTGAACTTTATTTTTATCTCTATTAGCTACGTAGTCTAGCGGATAAGAATATTTATTTACTAAATCTTTTATTTCTTCTTCAGATAACCCTGGAAATTCTTTTACTAATTCGTTTATTGGCAATTCTTTTACTTCACCAATGTAGTATATGTCATCAAAATACGGTGACTCAGTATGAGAATAAACTAAATCAGCTGGGTCTACATATTCAGCTTTAGCACCACTACTAAAATCAAAAGTTGTCTTTGTTGCGCCTATACCAAGTACCGCTAAATCGTACAAACATCTTTTTCTTATTAAATCATAGTTACTACCTTCTAATAATACATTTAATGCTTGCTCTTCTGCTAACTCTACAGCCTGCTTATAATTAAGTTGCATATGTAGTGCTAGTTCTTCTTCAGAGTCAGGTAATTTTTCTACATCATTTTCATAAAGATCTACATCAAATTGTTGTTTAGCAACTTCATTAAACTCTTTAGCGCGCATATCTTTAAGAATAGACTCCATGTATTCTGTTCTTTTGCTAACTCCATATTCATCTTGAGAAAAACAATTAATTTCATAATTTCTTTGAGCCATGCCATTAACAACAATATCTACAAACTTAGGAATAATAGGTACTGGCTTCCAGTCTAAATTAAGATAAGATAAATCACCGTTTATAGATAATTCATTTTTATATTTTTGTATAGGCTGTTCTCCTCTAGCATATAATCTTAGTGTATGAAAATTGTTTTTGTGACTATTGTATTTAGATGTTGTGCCAGAAAACCACTCGTGTCTTATAGCTCTTGCTACTTTTAAACCATACTCTTCGTTTAGTTTTTCTAAATCACTGACGGCTTGCGATGGAAAATGTATTGAATGTTCTGATCTCATATTTTATTATTAATTATCTTAGATGAAAATCCTTTGTTGTTATACTTTGATATACTAATATTTAAAGGTTGTTTTTCTGTTTTTGGGTTTGGTCTATATAAATGTCTGTTGCAGGCCATTATAGCTAGACCAGTACTTATAGAGGCATCATGTTTAGTTCTTCTGTTAATATCAAACTTTGCCCAATCGTTTAAAGCTTCGTTGAAATACATAGTACCATAAGTACCATCTTGTAGTAAACCAACGTGGTCGTTGATATACATTTCAATTGCAGCGGCGTGAGCTTGTTTTATATCTTCACTAGAGTTAGGTATTCCACCAACCTCCTTTTCTGCTACTGATAGCTTATTCCAAATCTTATCAGGTCTGTTCATGCTAAATCCTCTATACCCTCTTCTACGTAAATAGTATAGTAATCTTGGTTTATTATTTTCAGCAAGTATTGGCATGCCGTAGAAAACTAAAGACATTAGCACATCTTCAAAAAATATTTCAGCTGTTTGAGGTCTAGCTATGTATTCTAAAAAGAAAGTGTTAGCTGGAGCGTCTTCCATTGAAAATTTAGTTAATCCGTGTAATGCACCTTTAGAACCTTTATTATCTACTGTACCTGATATATCATATGAGTCACAACCAAAAGCTCCCATATGTTCATTACCTGGATATTTTATTCCGTTTTTTAAAATAACGTTATTTTGTAATTTGCCACCTGGTACCCAACTAACTTTAAATCTACCATTTGGATCTGG